AAACAGTTTATACTGCCTCCAGAATTAAAAGAATATTGTAAAATATTTGCACATGGTTCAACACTTTGTGAGATAAGAACTGATTCAAAACATTACACCATTGTACCTGGATCACGGCACAGTAAAGCACCAGAAACTGTAACGTGGGAAAAGTATAATAATTTAAATGAGTATCCTGGTAATTTAAATAGTGATTTAAGAAAGGTAGCCTTGTCTACCGCATTATGTATCTTGTATGCTCCTGGTGGCTCTAGAGACGCTTATTGTACAGCAATTGCAGGTGCATTACTTAAACATACAGAGTGGAGTGAAGAAGATATTAATGAATTTATTTATAACATTGCTATTGCAGCAAACGATGATGAAGCTGACAAAAGAAAATCAAAAGGCACAACAGGTAAAAAAGCAGGTAGGAAATTTGGTTTACCAAAACTTGCAGAAATTATAGGTTGTTCTACAAAAGCTATCTCAGATATATTTAGTTGGATTGGAGTTCAACAGGCAGTTAGTGAAGAAGCTAGACAATCTATTGGTGACATTATTGAATATGGAAGTGACAGGTACATAGTTAAAATAAATGCAGTAGTTCAAGGTGAGCCTACTGAGAAAGAGATTATAGTTGATGGGCCAACTCTAATGAATATGAAACTATTTTATGATGCAGTTATTAGTAAAGCTTCTGTATGGATTCCTAAAATGAAAGCAGCAGACTTTGAAACTATCATGAGAAGAAAGTTTGAAGGTAGAGAAAAATCTACACACTATGTGAGTGAAGCAGAAGAAGATAATAAAATTATTAAACATTTTACTAATTACATTACAGAAGTAAAAGCTTACACTAATAAAAAAGAATTAGCTTTGTATGGTATGCCTTACTTTAATACAAAAACTAGTGAGCTAGATTTTAAATTAGATAAGTTTGAAGACTACTTACAAAGACAGAAAGTTAATTTACCTAGAGTAGATTTAGTTTTAAAGATTCAAAGAATATTAAAAGCAGTAAAAAATCGGGGTAAATATGATAACAAATCATGTGTGTCTTGGACAATAAAAGATCATTACATAGAAAAAGAAGATCTAATTGTTGAAGGTGAATACGAGGAGATAGAAAATGAAAGAACCTAAATTCAAAGAACCTAAATTCATAGTAGGTCCTCCAGGGACCGGTAAGACAAGTACCTTTATTACTGGTAAGTACTTGGAATTATTAGAAAATTTCTCTTATGAAAAGATAGTAGTATTGTCTCATACTAAAGTTGCAGCTAAAGAAATTAGAGATGAAATTTTAAAATTACCAAAAGTAAAAGAATTAAATTTAACTCAAGAATCTTTAAAATATAAAATTTGTACTATTCATTCTTATTGTAAAAGTAGATTGCCAAGAAAAGAGATATTTGATTACCAAGATCATTTAGGTTTATGTGTTAATTCTGAAACTGGATCAATTTTTAAATTACAAAGAGTTTCTGCGGGAGATTTTGCTGCTGATAAACATAAGTTTTATAAATATTTAAGTGACGCTCACGGGATGGGTAAAACTATTCAAGATCATTGGAAGACTTGTGACAGAAATTCTTATCTACCTTACAGTATAAATATGATTATTCCCATGAAAGAAATTTATGAAAATTACAAAGAAAAAAATTATATTTGTGATTTTCAAGATATGATTCAAGACTTCATTGACAAAGCAAAAAACCCGGAGATAGATGCTTTGATTGTAGATGAAGCTCAAGACAGTAACGTTCCGCAATTAGAAGCATTAAATAAGATGGCAATCAATACAAAAGAGGGTCATTATTATTTTGTAGGCGACGCTGATCAAACTATATTTGAATTTGCTGGAGCTAATCCAGATTACTTTCACACTTTATCTAAAAATGCAGAGCAACTAGAGCAGGGATATCGTTGTGGTAAAACTATTAATGACATATGTAAAAAGATAATTACACCGGTGTGGAAAAAATATGGTTATGACCGTGTATGGAAACCAGCAGAAGGTGTTATCGGTACTCATCACTATTTGCCAAGTCTAAATAATAAATCTAGTGCATTAAATATATTGTTGGATAAGATAAAAAATACTAATGAAACATTTTTATTTACCTACAGGGGTAAACCTAGTGACATTGCAATTAAAAACTTTTTTATAACAAATGGAATTGAATTTGGTTACGTGGGGTCAGATCCTCATGTTAGTAAGAAAGAACTTAGATGTCATAAATTATGGAAAGAATTTATAAAAGGTACGCCGATGTCTCTTAAACAAATAAAAGATTTCTGGACTTACATTGGTAGTAAAGTCATTGTGCATGGTCAAGGAGACCCTAAATGTTTTGAGGGATGGGTTAATCAAGATTACTCTATAGATTATTTAATTGTTAAAAAATGTTTAAAACCAGAGACTAGAGGTTATGACGACTTCTCAACAATAAGAACTAAAACAGATGCTGATCGTATTCTTTATATAGAAAAAATATTAAGACAGGGTTTTGATTTAGATGGAGAAGTAAGAGTTAAGTATGCAAGTATACATAAAGTAAAAGGATTAACCTTTGACAATGTTATTGTAGATTTAACAGTGACAAGACGTGAAGATTACTTTACGCAATTAAGGCTAAAATATGTTGCTTACAGCAGAGGCAGAGTAGACTGTTGGAGCATAGCATCTAAAGATAAATTTACATTAGGAGTTAGATAATATGAGTGCGTATGACAAACAAGTAGCGGGATCACACTACCAAAATTATAAGATCCAACCTTCAGAGTTTATAAACAAAAATAAGATTCTGTTTGCAGAAGGCAATGCAATCAAGTATATTTGTAGACATGCCTCGAAGGGGAAGAAAGAAGACATACAAAAAGCAATTCATTACTTAGAAATGATAATAGAAAGGGATTACAATGTGTAATAGACCAGAAGACTTAGACTTAACAGACGTTCATACAGTAGCAGTTGATATAGAAACCTGGGATCCAGGCCTTAAAACAAAAGGTTTAGGTGCAGTTAGAGGAGAAGGATTCATTACAGGAGTTGCAGTTGCAACCGGTAAAGACACAGCTTATTTTCCATTAAATCATTCCGACATAGATCCAGAAAAAATTGATCAAGATCAAATATGGAAAGTTTTAAACGATAGAATATTTCAAAACGAAAAGATTACAAAAGTATTTCACAATGCCATGTACGATGTCTGTTGGATTAGAGCAGTCACTGGTAAAATGATGAAAGGTAGATTAGTAGATACTATGATTGCAGCATCTGTAATTGATGAGAATAGATTTAAATATTCTCTAGATTCTTTGTCTAAAGATTATTTAAATGACACTAAATATAAATATGATTTACAAAATAAAACTTTAGAATGGTCTGGAGGCATGGTGAAAGATCCTATGTCTAACATGCATAAATTGCCTGCATCTATTGTTAAAGATTATGCAAAGCAAGACGTAGACTTAACTTTAAAGCTATGGAATTTGTTTAATAAAAAATTGGATGAAGTATTATACACAAGAACTCATGAAGATGGAAGTAAAGAAGAGAAAACTTGTAGACAAATATTTGAATTAGAAACTAAATTATTTCCTTGTCTGGTTGACATGAAATTTAAAGGCGTTAAAATAGATGTCGAAAAAGCTACAGCGTTTGGTAAGCATTTGACAAAGAGAAGAGACCAAGTTGTTCAAGCTATTAAAAATAAAACTGGTGTCAAAATAGATCTATGGGCTTCAGCTTCTATTAAAGTTCTATTGGAAAAATTAGATATTAACGATTACAAAGTAACTCCTAAATCTAAGATGCCACAACTACCGAAAGATTATTTAAAAACACATAAAAATAAATGTTTACGTATGATTGCGAAAGCTAGAGAGTACGATAAAACTGTAAATACTTTTATTGATGGACTGTTAGGCTATGTTCACAAAGGTAGGATTCATGCTGACATCAATCAGATTAGATCGGACCAAGGTGGAACGGTGACTGGTAGATTCTCTATGAGTAACCCTAACCTACAACAGATACCTTCTAAAGGTTTTATAGGTAGAAAGATGCGAGAATTATTTACACCGGAAGATGGTTGTGTGTGGGGTAGCTTTGACTACTCGCAACAAGAACCACGGATCGTTGTGCACTACGCAATCAAGTTAGGATTACCAGGGACCACGGACCTTAAAAATGAATTTGATAAAGAAGATGCAGACTTTCATCAAATTGTTGCTGACATGGCAAAAATATCTAGAACACAAGCTAAGACAATTAACTTAGGACTCTTCTATGGTATGGGTAAATTAAAATTACAAGCAGAACTTGGTTTAGATAGAATGGGTGCAAAGAAATTGTTTGATGAGTACCATGCTAAAGTACCATTTGTAAGACAGCTGTCTCAAGATCTAATTGAGTTTGCTTCGGACAATAGATTATTATTTACTCTACATGACAGGTTTTGTAGGTTTGATAAGTTTGAAACTACAGATAAACATTGGAACAATGAGACTAATAGGTTTGATCCCGTGCCTTTGTATACAGAAGAAAAGGCAAAGCAAGCTTATCAAGCAGAAGTTACAGAGAAATACAAAGATGATAAGATCCCGGCTGACTACATGAAACATTTTGATAGGCATTACGTACCGGCATTTACTTACAAAGCTTTAAATAGATTGATCCAGGGAGGTGCGGCAGACATGACCAAGAAGGCTATGGTAGATTTATATGAGAAAGGTATTTTACCACAAATACAGATACATGATGAATTGTGTCTATCTATAAAAGATGATAAACAAGCAATGGAAGTAAAAGAAACAATGGAGAATGCTATTTCTCTTGAAGTGAACAACAAAACTAACTACAAACAAGGCAAGAACTGGGGTTCGATTAAATGATTTATGGCTTACTTAAATGCAAATATACCTGTACAATACGCGCAAATAAAAAGGGAGTATTTATATGATCTTAAAAAACATAAAGGCGAAGTGGAAGACTGTATTATCTTTGGTATTACCAGTATGTCTGGGCGTGCAATATTATTTCATGCTATCATGGAGAACGGTGCAATATTTTATCGCTTACCAATTGCGGCTTTTATTCAACGTGGTTTTCAACCGGAAACTGTTCCACATAGACGACTTGATGAACTTGAGCTTTGGAATTCTTTTAGTTATTATCCTACTATTACTGTATGGGATCTCATAAGCGCATCTGCTGGTAAATACATCGGCAAAGATAAGAAATGGCATCACGGAAAATATTTATTTACAGTTGACTGGGCACATCCAGATGCTAATATACTAAATTCTGATCATTCAGAAATTCCGCACGAACATAAGTGCGCTCACATAATTGCCTTAGATGATGGCAACTATGCGGCTCAGCCAAACAATAGAGTAATTTGGGACCTACCTTCTTTTACAGTTAAGGACAATATTCCTGACTGGAAAGTACAGACTTCAACATGGAATGTTGAAGACTCTGGTCAATGGAGAACCGAAGATACTGATAACTTTTTTTATGAGATAGAGGAAAAAACAAATGGAAAAAAAGATTAAAAATGAATGTAAAAAATGCGGTCATGAGTGTCATTGTTTGGATG